TGCCGCGCCGTCCCTAACGGTTCTCTAGCTTCTAAAGAAACAATAATAGATTTAATATCCGGTAAATAAGCTCCAAATATTCTATGTCCTGGTAAATGAGTAAAAGTAAGCCCGTGCGCAATATCGCTTTCTGCCCCTGGAACCAGCCGCCGAAGTTCACTCAGAACCATCTGCCCCAACGGGCTGTTAGCCGCAAGACCCTTCTCACTAGTTTTAAACAGCGCCTCAACACCAGTATAAACCGGCTCCCACATTGCCTCGAGCATATCGCGGAACGGCTGAGGGTCGTCTTCGAGGGCGAGCTTTGCTTCAGGGCCAAGCTCTTCCGGTCTAATTCCAGCCTCTGCTGCCGTTACAGCTCTTTCGTTACGCTCAACCTCTTTTGGGTCCCATCCTTTCAATTCATCTGCACTTAACTTTTCCTTTCCCTTTCCTCCCATTGTAAGATCAATCTGATTTTGAGCGTCTGCAATCTTTCTTGCTTCAACTCTATCTACAAAGCGACCCGTTGATGTAATAAAGCCATCTTCATAATCAGCTTCTTTGAGCTTGCCTAATCGCTTTTCAGCTATTTCTAAAGCGTCTGGATGGAGTATCCCACTAAAAACTTGGCCCTTGGCTTTGATCGCTGCAGTAATCACTTTCTCTGGGGCTTCCTCTTCAATGTGAAGCTTTACTTCCGGAGCCGAGACCTCCTGCGGCGGCAGATACTTCTCACCTCGCCCAGCCCAACGGGCACCGGTAGCGCGATAACCTGTGACAGTTTCAGCCTGTGGAAACATGGTCTTAAGTTGTTGTTTAAGATCCTTTACCAACGAGTAGCCGAGGAAGTTTGGCTGATAAAACTTATTAGCTTCAGTACCCGCCTGAATGTCTTCAACATAAATCTGCTTACCGCCCTTATGTTCAGAGGCAACAATCGTCCCGACCTCTTTCCCAGTGTCATCCAAGATACTTATTGAATGCTGCGCCCCTACACTCTCCGTCCGTTGAAGCGTGACCTTCCTATCTCCCGCCGCCGCGAGCGGCTCCATCCCAGCAGCCCCTCTCACCGCCGCGACAGGATCGGCGATCACCTGCTTCGGCTCGCCAACCTTAGTCTCATCAACCGTCATTCCCCCATCGCGCAGCCGAAGTCCATCACCAATCTGATTAACAACCTCCCGATCGGTCCGCGCGAGAAAGTCCGCCTTCGATACCCAGATATCCCCGCCATGAACCTCAGCATCGGCCAGTCGTTTATCCAGATCCGGTATCCAACCAAGCGGCGACTCCGAGGGGGGCTTGTCCCCGGCCAGACCACGAATCGTTTCGGAGTCAATTCCAATCTCGCCCGGGTCGTGGAGCTCAGCAAACTTAGAGTAATAATCGGGCGAGCGCTCTCGTGTTGCGGTCGCCGCGGAGTCGCCCACCGCCTGCTTCAGCGCATCGAGGTCCGTTCTGATCTGCGCCTCTTTAGCCTTGTCAATAAGTGGATCGACGTGGGGCGGCGGTTCTTCTCCCGCTCCTGTAAAGACATCGGCCACTGTCATCCCATGAAACAAACTACGGAGCTTGTCCGCGTTTTTCAGAAGCACATCGTTAGCTGCGTCTTTATCAAATTCGCGAACTGGATGGGGATCGATGGCGGGCCGCCGCGCCGCCTCCAGCATCTCCTGTGCCCTCTCAGGGGTAAATCCAGCCTCAGCGATCTCCCCTCTAATGCCCCTCTTCAATCTCAACCCGCCACCCGCGCCAGGGACCCCAATATCCCCTCGCGTCATCAACATCTCGCCCACGCCAGCAATGTCTCTGGCAAACGACTCCCCAAACACATCCGATAAACCATCGTAGCCCATCGACAAAAGGCCCGAAGTGACCCGGCTCAGCCCCTGCATTCCCAATTCACCTAGCCCAAGGACCTGCCCCGCCGCACCATAGACCGCGCCCTCAACCGGGTGCGAGGTGGCCCACTCGATCTCACTCGGGCGGCTAGAACTGTAACCATGATAAAACTTTTCAGTATCAAACGGCTCGTCGCCAAAGCCTCTCATAAAGCTTCGCTGGATAGAGTTGTCCTCTAACCACTCCTGAAGCTTACTCTTGTCGCTAACCCGCTCTAGACTCTTCGAGGCTTGATCTAATGGCCCGATATCATCATGACTGATCTGCGCGGCGACTGGGTCCTCAAGATATTCCTGAAGCCGCCGGTTACGTGCAATAACGTCAGTTGATAACGCGGCCCGATGTTGCTTCTCAAAGCTGGGGAGGTCGGTATTGATAAGTGATGCCGGCACGCCGGAGTCGTTCGACAACGCGACCGAGCGCGCGGCCTCCTCCGGGTCGCTATCCATCGAATTGATAAAGTTAAAATTAGCCCGACGCCGAGCGTTATCGGCGTACGCTGTTCTATATTGATCGTAGTCTACCGAGACGGGGGCGGCGTCGGGGACTTGTCTGGCGGAACCGTTGGCCATCTATCTTTAACCTTCTGCGCTGGTGCGCTGTACAGTTGCAACAATCGCGCCCGATTAAACTCCTTCTGAACCTCTTCACTGTCCGCATCAGGGTTGTCTCGAAGATAACTCTTACTAAAAGCATCAGTCGGGGCTTGCTGAAAAAATGTCTCGACATTAGTTCCCCAAAGCCTGCCCGGAACAGTGGCTTGTTTAATCAACGAAGGCCCAATCGTTTCTATAACGTCCTTGTTACTCGCTGGCCGGTCGTTATGAGTTTGCTGCCACGAGTCCAACGCCGTTGTCAGTGACCCCATAAAATGATCGAATGCGTCCTCGTTCCCGGCCCGCTTGTATAGACCAAGGGTTTGTAATTGCGGTCCCATCGCTGCCTTCAATGTCGATAGCGCGTGCCAGGGTCGAGGATCGTCCTGCGGCCGGGCCTTCAAGTCTATCCGCTGCTGGTTTAAGATTGTTCGGATATTAAGCTGATTTAAATTATACTTTTCATCAAATGGGTCGAGCATCAAGAACTCATCATGAGCGCTCATCCGCATACCAGCGAGTTGTGTCATCATCTCATCGTTATGGTTCTTCTCACGCGCGGCAACCCAACTACCAATTTTCTTATCAAGATTATTTCGATCGGTTGCCGGCAGGCTCATTACAGCCGCGGACCCCTTTGGATCATCCATTATCGCAGCTTTAGTTCTCGCCCCGCCCTCCACAAGCGCGGCGATGGTTTGCATACTCTCATTCTTCTCTTGAATATCGCCATACTTCTTCTGGTTATACATTGACTTTAACTGCTGAACAGAATGTTGTTCAAGCGCAGCGTTGTCAGGTGCCCGCTCACGCGCCTTTTGCCTTGCTTGCTCCTCTAATACCTTATACGAGGCTTTTAACTCACCATCAACTTCATTAGCTGCCATAACTTCGTCGGCAATTCCAGTCGCCCCGACCGAGTTCTGTTTATTATCAATCAGATCTTGGACATATTTCTGATCTGGCTCCGACATCTTCTTCCTGCGTTTATCAAACTCATCCTGTGCTTTATCAAGATCAGTCCTCGACAAATGATCGAGGTAATCCCGATCGATCTTGCTAGCAGCAGTATTAGCATTTCCATCTATTGCTCTTTGATCGGTAATTCCCTTAAGATGGTCGTGGGTTACACTAAGGGCCCTAATATCATCCTTAGCCTCTTCTATCGCTTGTGGGTCCTTTAACGACGCAGCAAGATTCGTCTGGGCTGCTATCCGCCCCTCAATAGATTGGATCGCGTCCTGATGCGCCCCTGTCGCCGCGAGGCCAGCGCCGTTAAAGATGGTCTGTCCAAGAGTTCGTAACGTCTGCGAGTCATACATCCTCTGCGTCATCGCGTTTGGTAAAGTCCCACGAATACGCTCACGGATAGCTGTAAGATTTTTCTGATAGGTTGGGTAGTAAGCAGCGCGGTCGCCCCCTTCCATCGCATTAAACTTAGCGTGCTCAGCACCAGCCTCAGTCATAAACTGAGTATCGGCCTTGTCGGTACTCGCACGATTTGCGAGATCTTGTAACGAAAGGGCATTCCTCTCCAACATATCTGCGGTCTTTTCGGCCTCCCCGCCGAGGTGCTCCATTGCTGTGCCGATCCCCGCGCCGAAGGCGGTAGGGCTCACGCCCGCATCAGTCCGGTACGGAATAGGAACGTTGCCGGGCTCGCCGGGCTGGACAGGGTTATACGGGACTGTTGGCATAGCTCACCTTTAGGAAAAGACGCCTGCTTTACTATAACTCACCCATTTATCCGAGACAGAGCTTGCCCCTCCAAGCAGCGATCCCGCCGCATCGAAGTAACTGGCCGTCTTGATATTCTTCGCCGCGGCCACGTCAAACGCGGACTCCGATTGAAAGCCCATCTTCTGCACCTCGTAGCCATACGATCGCCGAGCTGCGTCATTTCGAATTATTGCCCCTTCCTGCTGGAGGCCAGCAAGTTCGCCAGTGCGAACCCTCCCAGCCGAGCCCCCCGGCGCGTTGATATCAAACCCACTCGCGGCCTGCGCACTGGTTATCGCGGCCAGCTTCTGCCGCCCCTCGATCCCCGCTCGCTCAGCCATCACACCGCCGCGTTGAGTTTCATACGTCGCATTCTGTTCAGCAATCACCGCATTCGCCTGCGCCACCCCAGCCTTATAGTTCATCATCTTCGCGTTGGCATCACCGGCGCTCAACGCGCCAAAGGCTTTGATGCCACCGCCCACAGCGGCGGTTCCCAATGAGATCGCAGCCATCGTTCCTAAGCTGATGGGATCTGCCATTTTCTTCTAATCCTAAATGAGAGCATCTTATCGCTCCGCGCCGAGAACGTCGCCCCAAGCCACTTCAACCAGCGCTTGCTGTTGTGTGCGTCAATCTTCACATGGCCGATAATAGACGTGTATTCTTTTAGAAGATCTTGAACGAAGAGTTGGGAATGACGGACGAAAAGGAACTGATTTGTGTTGACCGCCTCGGTCGTATGGAGCCAGAGATAAACCTCCTCCGAAAGGATCGAGGGCGGGATGATTCCCCAAGCGCAGACGAGCTTGTCGTTGTTGTAGCCGACCCAAGTGGTCAAACTCATCGTATGACAGTAGTCGATTAGCTTCGCCTCCCGGTCGGTCAGTTCGACATGGTTCTCAGCGAGTGTCTTCGACAAACTCTTCGCCGCCACGGGTTTGATTAAAACACCCATCACTTATCCCCCACAGTTATCTCGGGGATAACTCCGAGAATTGACGCGGGGAAGGGATTTGACTGCTGAATAAAATACTGGCCGGGCACGGTCCAGTTTGGCTCGATGATTGTGCGAGCATCGGTCGTTACCAAGTTGCTAACGATGGTATTCGAGGCCGAGCCGACATTGCCAACAACAAGATCCTTCATCGGGGTCAGGGTTGATGCGCTCCCGCCGATCGACAATCCAAGCGCATCCTTAACCCTGACTGTAACGGCAGTAATCTTCTTCCGCTTGCCCTGTATCGTCGGCTCGCCAGTGTCGATGGCAAGGGTCTGGAGTTGGGGCGTGAAGGCCAGGCCGACAAGGACGTAGGTGTAACCTGTTCCGCCAACAGGGGCGGGCAAGGTGAACGTTCCGCTAACGGGCATAGTAAACGGCACGAGCGCAGAGGTGACCCCGGCATCGCTTGTAGCAATACCAACAACATTCATCCCCGCAAGATGCTGCGCACCGGTAAACGTTAAAGTCGACGCGCCCGCATATGAGATCCCTGCATCAACGCACCACGCCCCGGCGAGATTTCCACTATAATTCTGCTGTGCGAACCGCTCGATATACTGGAATATCCTCCCATTGATCGTCCGCTGAACAACAGCATAGACAGCATCGACATTGCCTGCCCCGGTCAACTCCGTCACTGTCGCCACTGACTTATAAAGGCCCTGCGTATCGCTGTGTGCCCAAGCAATAAGCTCCTGTTCCTTCAAAAACGTAAGCGTAAGCATTGTCCCATCGTTCCGCACAGCCCAAACAAGTTTAAACGGCTCCTCAGACCATGCCCACTCCTTCAGCGAGAAGCCGTAGAAAAGGTGGGATGAAAGGACTGAGATGTCGGTGCCGGTGTAGACCTGGGTATAAAAGTTGAATACGAGGTCGCGGACGATGCTGCCCTTTGCCTGAACGTAGAGAATGTTGTCGTTCGCGATGATCGGAGGCGGGAAGGACGAACCGTTATAGGACTGCACGTTCGCGACGATCTGGATCGCGGAGATGGGCGCGCCAGGCGATCCACCGTTAATCAGCCACGCCTGCTTATCGCCAAGGACGATAAGGCCCTGTGGCTGCGGGGTCAGCGATTGGATCGTATTCAGCTGGCCAGAGACAAGCGTTGCCTGGATCGCATCATCGCCCTCGATAGGATTGTTAACGTTAAAGTTATAATATAACCCAGGTTGAGAGAAGTTCATTTGCTGCGGAGAACTTACCGGCCCGGCAAGAACAAACCGCTGTTGGAAAAAGCCGGGCACGGTAGGGTTGCCAGAACTTGGGGCTCCGAGGGTCGAAGTGGCTGTCGCGGCTCCAGTCGAAAAGACCACAGCTGGTGGGGTAGCATAGCCAGCGCCAGGCGAGGTAAGCGCAACGTTTCCCACTTGCCAAATCGTAGAAACGGAGATAACATTGAAGGAAGGATCTTGAGCCGGTATAACCGCTGGAGGGATGGTCCCACCAAAATTGATCCCATTTTGGGATACTATAACTAATGTAGTAATGAAGCCGCTGCCATCGACTGCACTAACCCGAACGAACAGGCTCCCGGTATCGACCGAGGGAAAATGGTACGTATCGCCAACAGAACTAGTCCACGGCCCGCCAGTTGGGGCAACACTGGTGCATACAACAGTGGCAAGGGCCGCCGCGCCGATCCCACCCCCACCAGAAAACGTCACAGCCGGAGCGGCCAATCCCGCGTAGGAGCCACCATCGGTGAGTGTAACCGACTGAACGCCCGATCCCGCAAATGGGTTCTCTTCTACTGGTGGCCCTTGGTTAAAGTCCTGGCTAATGTTTGAGTCAATAAAAACCGTTCCAGTACAATTTCCACAGAACCCGAACTGCGCCCCAACCGGAATCCCACCAGCGTAGCTCGGCTCTGCCTTATAAACATTATAGCTCACCGCGCCCGCTACCGCAGTCCAGCTTACCGTGTTCGTTCCTGCCACTGTTCTAATATCGGCCACACCCGTAAGCGTGGCGTAGGGAGATGACGCGGACTCCTGTCCGTCCTTATCAACAGAGGTCACGATATAAGCGTACTGAACGCTCCCGGCCGCCAGCGTCGTCGCCACAGTCGGCGTGGCTGGTGGCCCAATAGTCGCACCAAAGAAAATTGGCGTAAGTGTCCAGTTCGTCGCAGAGTTCAACACTAGTTGATAGGGCGGGTAGTTCGGATGGCACAGAATCAAAACGTTCACATTCTGTGCGAACTTGATCTGTTTTACTTCAGTATCTTGATATGGGGATGCTATGGTATAAACTCGGCTGGCGGTCCCACCCCCACCGTAAACACCGAAACCGCTGGTATCGACTGGGTTGCCAAAAAGGTCAGTAATAGTAAAGGTATTTACTGTTGTGCTCAGAACATTGTAGTAATTCCCATTTAGCTGTGTCATCCCATTGATACCAGATATAAAAATCCAATCATTGGAAGAGTATCCGTGCGCTGTAGAAGTAATGACCCCCGGATTAGCGTTGGTTACACCTGAGATGATTTGCGGGGCCTCTAAAATCGGCGCGCCGTTCTGAAAGAAACGGATGTAGTTCCTACTAAACTCGAGAACGTATGAAACGGTAAAGCTAGCCTGAAACGGAATGAGGCGGGTAGGAAAGTTTGTAAAGGTGTTCAAAATGTACTTTGAACCGGGCCGCGTCGTCGCACCACCCCGATAGTCAACATAAAAGTTGCGCAAAAGCGCCGCGCCCGAATGATACTTCTGCACATCAACCCGCGCGTTCAGCGCCGGTGCCCACTCGCCGGAGTTGAAAGAGGTCTGGATGACTGGTGTCGAGCCCAAGATTTTACCTCTTTAATAAGTGGGCCATAATGTCCCCCAGTCGTACCCCCAACCGTAGGGACCGGAGTAGGTCTCAGTGAAGTAAATCCCACGAATACGTATCCAGTCGGGTGTCACATCGTTCAACGTCAGTCCCTCGTTCCCGTCAATCGCCCTGGCCTTGGAAATTTTATCGTTCGCGAGAGCCACGCTAGCGTTGGCCATAGCCTTATCGCCCGTCAAGGCCATCACGAGTTGCGCGCCCAGGGCATGGGCAAAGCCCGAGTAAAACAAATCGTCAAAGACGTTTACATCAGTCACATCTCGAACATAGTTCAGGATCGCAAACTCTTGGTTTGTTAGGATAACCCGCTGATCGCCCTTCGGACCGAAGATAAGGTTGAACATCGCGCCAGTTCCAGCGCCGGTTGTTGACCCCTGGGCAACAGGGTTTGGCTGCACAGCGAAATAGCTCCCGCCACCGCCAGTCAGTTCCTCACCTCGTATAACTGAGATTATCGAAATGCTTATTATACTACCGCCGCTCCCAACACTATTAACACGAAGCTGGGCCGGAGCGCCGATTGGAGCGGATGTAGTTGGGCCTGTAGCCAAGGTGATAACGTCGCCAACCTTATGGCCTATTCCGGCAGAAACAGCCGTCGCGCCAATTACCGGAAAGAACTGATCTACTCCGACTTTAAACCGAACGGGCTGACCGTTCCAGAAGCTTGGCGCGCCGCCCGTTACCGCAGTGGTTATTGGGATGCCACCTGCGAACCCGGTCGCGTACTGCGGAACAACCCAACAGGCCCGCAGACAATCGACCGGGTACTGATACTCATACGCCCAGGGCGGGGCCGGTTGACCCTTAAGCCAAAGGCTCGTCGCAGGGGACATATTCTCTGGTGTCCCCTGCGCAGCAGTGATTAAGACTA